GTCATGCGCAGGCTGGGCGATCAATGCCTAGGAGTTGTTTGATTTGACCGTTCATTCCGACAACTGGTGTCTGACCCATGTCTTGAAAGCTTGAGAATACATCTACGGTCCCGCGGGATTTGTAAAGCATTCCGCCGTACATCACGGTGCCGAGGTACACATCTTGAGATGGAACTGTGGTCAGTGAGTCAATGTATCCGGCTTCTTGCCTGCGCCTGTAGCAGAATGCGTTAGCAGCTGCAGCACAAGTTGTCGTGAAGGTCTGGTCTCCAGCTGTGGCAACTGTGATGCCGAGCCAGTCGAGGATGTTCTGACTTGTGATCCACGTGCAAGTCTGGGTGTATGTAATTGTGCCGGTTGCTGCAACACGATTGACATCGCTTGCGGTCTTGGCATAAAGGACCTGATTTTGGATCGGCTCATTGAAGTCATAGAGCAAGTCGCCTTCATCATCTGTGCCTATGTACAGATATTGGGGAAGTGCCCTGACTGTGTAGGTGCCGTTGAATGTGGCATCTACTGATGCGACAACGATGGACTCGCCGACTGCAATCTCACTGGGGGTCAGGAGTTGCAGTACGGCGTAATTATCCAGCAGGTATTTATTGGTGACGCTGTATGTTGCCATGAGCGGAAGCTCCGCTCTCGACTAAGCCTGTGTGATTTTGCGAATCATTCCGCTGATTGCAGCGAAGGTTGAAACATAGCCGTGGAAGCTCATGGTCTTGCCCAAAGTTGAAGGCGTGTCAACGCTCAACAATCCTTGGATGCTTTCGTAGAACTCGTAAGCGTCGCCTTGACCTTGACCTACGCGGGTAATGATCATGGTCTTTGCAGCAAAGTTGCTGTCAACTACCAACTGCAAGCCGAGTGGATTGCCGTTCCATGATGCAGCACTTTGTGATCCAAGTGCGTTCATGCCGGACAAGCCGTTTGCAAGCAACGGGAATACTGGTCTTCCGTCTGTGCCGATGAGCTGTCCGAGCTGTGCCCAGACATCTACTGACACGAACATGTGTGTTGGCAACCAGTTACGACCATTAGACACATCGTTCGCTGCGTCATAAACAGACTTGAGCAAGTCAGTTACGGTTCCATCCCAAACGCCTGACGAGTTTGCTGCGGCGAGCAAGTTGTCTGCAGCAAGGTTGTCCGATGTAATCATGTATTCGCCCATCAAGTCATTTAAGATCAGACCCATTGCTTCAGGTGACGTGAACGAAATGTCTTGTGAGGACAAACTTACCTGTCCAGCCAAAGTTGTTTTGCTGACCGAGTTGCTGGCAATGACCATCGTCGTTGCAGATACAGCTGACAATTCAGTGGACTGTGTTGCAACGCTGGTGTGAGTTGTAATTGTTGGACGAATAAAAGTCTTTGAGCGTCCGCCATCTGGATAAGCGCGAGCGCCAACGGCTTCGACTACAGGGCGCAAGAAGTTTAGATCCTGCACCAATGGTCCGAGCACTGGAATTGGAAGCAGACCGGGCGTGTCCGAAGTCAACACATCTCCTGCAGCTGCTTGTAGTGCTGTGCGCTTTGATGCGGAATACTCTGCTACTGCAGCATTCATGTTCTTGAATGTGTCACCACCGATGTGGTAAGCAGCCATAAATTCACCTGCGGTTGGCAAGATAAATTCACGCTTTGCTTGTGCAAAAATTGGGGCAGTAGGGATTGTTGCCTCGACTGCTGGTGCGGTTACTTCTGACATATGTTGCTCCTGTTCTTGGACTTCTGTTTCTATAGTACTTATTTCTTCAGGTTCTTGGTGGATACTCGCTGCGACGGTAGCAATGTTCGCCATATCGCCAAATGCGCCGATCGGCACAAGGCTGAGCTCCATCCACGATGCTTCTTCAATGACCATGGTTCCCTCATCGTCGTAGGAAAACTTGGTTGGATTTACGCCCACAGATACTTGATCAATGGTGCCGTCTGATGCCATGACTAGCGCGTCGTTGCCTAACGTGGTGGCGCTGATCTTGGCTGTGAACATCATGCCTTGCTCAGTGTCAACACGCTCAGTCACCACGCCGACTGGCTGACTTGCGTCGTGATACATAAAGAGTCGCGGTGCTTTGCCTGTAACTGGCAGTGAGCCGGGACGGAATATGACAGCAGTTCCATCCGAGACTATTGCCGGCACATTATAGGGAACGGCTGTTCCAGAGATTGACCTTCGTGGTTGATCGCCTTGTGCAGCGTCAAGTGTGAAGTCTCCTGCAATTAGTTTGATCATGAATTTGCCAGTCTTTCTTGAGTGTTTTCTTGGACTGGTTCGTCTTCACGATCAGCCATGTAGTTCTCTTCTAAGTATCCTTCTGAATCGTATTCTACATAAGTCCCGTTAGGGAGAACGGAATTGAGTGAGAACGCTTCTGCGATTGCTTCCGCATAAAGCTTCACGCCGAAGATGTAAAGGTCAGCGCGTGCTTGCTGGGATGACTGGTAGCTGTAGGATCCTGTGCTTACGCCGACAAGGTATGGCGGCACATTGCCTAGGCGCGCCATTTCAAGTGCCGAATAGTTGGCTGACTCAATCAGAAGCATCTTGTCTGGGCTCATCGTGGTGGCTTCATAAGACAAGAATTCATTTAGTGCTGCAGTCTGGTTAGTTGCTCGAGCGGCATTGAATGATGCAGCAAGGTCTGCTAGTTCTTGCGCGCTTAATGGCTCTCCGCCTGTTTGTTTCAAGATGCCGGCGGGAATTGATGAGCTGGCGTTTCTATTGCGCGCTGCTTCTACTTTGAGAGCTGTTTCTACTGCTGACACGCTGGTGTAGATCAGTCCTGTGGTTGGTGAAAGTATTTGCAGAAGATCTTTAGGATCTAGCTCTACGCCGTTGAAATAGATTGCGTTACTTGGAGCGAACCAGACGGGTCCGGCTTGATCGGTGGTTGTAATTGATCCGGCAGGCAAGCGTTGGAAGGACGCTGGGTAGCCATCGCTCGTTCTGCTTGTGATGTGGACGATGCTTCTGCCAAACATGTAGAGATCATCAAAAACCCATGACATAAAATGGGCGTAGGTATTTTTTGGATCTGGTTGTTTTAGCCATGCGCGGGGCTCGATATAAACTTTTGTCATGCGTTCGCCGTCCCAGCGCATGTTGTACATGCGGAGCGGCATACATGAGATGACTGATGCCATGAGATCGCGACAGCGGCTTACCGCTGGGATGGTCATTAGCTGATTGCGTGCTTCGCCTTCGCGCCAAGAATAATACTGATTGAAAACATTTACTTGAGAGTTCATGTTCGCGTAGCTGTTAGCACCAGCAGCAGCCGCCTTGACTGGTTGTGGTGAGATCGCAGCCTTGTTTACTTTGCGCGAGAAGATAGCCATAGTTCTATCGTGCCATACTTTCTACTGATTTGGGTGGAGTCGTGCATCGGGGGACCTTCTCCGACGAAAGGGTGACACACGACTCCGCGCGTATCTTAGTTGGCAACTACTACGAGCTGTGGCTTCCCACGTGAGTGACGATTGCCGGCAACAATTGCAGTGGAGAAGATCATCGTCCTGCAGAGTTCAATAGGTCCGGGTGAACGCTGTGAGCTGACTGCGATGGAGCCTTGTGTGCGGACCGAGACAGCGCGCACGACATGCTCTGCCAAAGCCATCTCGCCAGTGTGGACAATTTGTTTTTCACGGATCAATCCTTGGACTGCTGGAGTCCATTTTAGGATCTCTGCATAGCCGACGATGACTCGACGCGCTTGCAGATATGGCGGGCATTGCAAATCAACTGTTGGCGTGAAAGCAAATTTGACTGATGGATCTTTGGCAATTGCGCGGACATGTTCCCAAAGCTGGGTCTGGGTGTCGCACGTGAACGCGACAGTGACCCCAATGCGACCGTCCGGCATGAGCACAGATCTGGTGGCGTAGTAGTGCGAGTCGTTGAAATCAACTTCTACTGCAACGACTCCGCCAGCTGGTAAAGGTTCAGTAGTGGCAAGCTGGGACCAAAGACCTTGCGGGAGCCATGACCGATCGGTCGCAATCCAAAGGTTTACGCTGGATCGCAAGAAGCTAGCGCGGTCTGGGAGCTGCGACTCTGACTCGATCGTGCTCATCTCAAGGGTCTTGCCGAGCGCTGGGTTCGCATAAGCCCAAGCAACTGGATCCATCGGGTCAAGATCTGGTGGCGGAGACCACTCACGAAAGTGAAAATTGGTCGGCTGGTGTGTGTCAATCAGACGCAATCCCATTTCTCGATAGCGCATCATAACCTTAGATTCTTCTGTGCCGGCAGTGGACCACATACTCAAAAGAGGGAAGCGTCTTGCGCGCATGGTCGGCGTGATGCCACCGTCAATCACTTCTTCATCAATTCCCCAGACCTCATCCACCAAAGCAAGGTCAACGGACAGACCGTGAGCTGCATTCGGTTTCGCTGAGCGGACTAAAAGCTTGGATCCGTCAGGCAGTTTTGCAGCTAGGCGACCGTAAGACCGCGTCAGCTTTGCGTCAAAGTACTGCTCCAAGATCTCAGCAATTTCTTCATAGATGCCGGCAGCGCTGTCAAGACGATGAGCCATCAAAAGAATGGTCTGTTTTTCACCACGTATCTTTGGCATTTCGGTCAACCACCATCCAGCCAAAGCGCGCAAAGCAACTGACTTGCCCTGCTGTCGAGCACAAGACACAAGAGAGCTACGAGTCACCAGCTCTAAGCCGGCATCATCAGAGAACGCAAGCTGATCGGCAAGCGCTGCAATCTGCCACTCCATCAGATCTACGCCCATGAATTTTCTAGCCCAATCCACGACCCCATCCACGTGTGAGCCTTTCTGCTCTGGGCTCATCGTTGCCAAGCGCGGCTGATCGTGACCAGTTCCCGCTAGTTCTGGCTGGTCAGCGTCCTTTGGGGAGAAATAGAACGATGGGCTCGGGGGCAAGG